GCCGCTGGCGGATGGTGTACCCGGCCCGGTAAAGGGCCAGGGCCACCGCCTCCCGGTCGGCGGGAATAGTGATGTCAAGGGGTATCCAGTCCATCGGAGGCCTCCTTCCCCTTGTGCTGATGCAGGAATACAACTCTGCTGTTCGGCCCGGCGTTGCGGGCCAGCCAGTCCAAGGCCTGCTCCCGGCTCAGATGGTTCTGCGCCGCCCGGTACTCATAGGCAAATTCTCCCCGGGCCTGCTTGTCCGCAATGCGGGCCTCGATCGCGGCCTGGGTGTGGTTGGCCTCAATCAGGTACAGGTCGTAGCCCTTGGCCTCGATGTGGTCCAGCGTGCCGGTGTCTGTGGCGCAGAATGCAGTTTCATAGTCCAGCTTCAGGTGGTATCCGCAGTTTTCCACGTCGTGGACAAGTGTTTCCGCCTTAAACTGAATGCAAAAGCCACACTGATACCATCTCCCCGGTTTAACCAGAATGATCGCCCGCTTGTCCACCCCGGCCTCCAGAAGAGGGAAAACCATCCACTTGCAGCACACCCACCGCAGGGCGGGACGCTCCTTGTGGAGCGCCCGCACCGTGGCTTTGTTGAAATGATCGCCGTGCTCGTGGGTGAGCAAAACCAGCCGAAGGTCCTTGATGTACCCGCTCTCCCGCAGCTTCTTCATGGGGATGCCCATATCAATGGCAATCTCCCCGTTGAGGATGACGCAGTTGCCGGTTGAGCCGGTGGCGAGGATGTCATAGGTCATGAAGATACCTCCTCATAATCGGGGCAATTATCTCCACCTTCGCCGAAAACCCTGCATCTGTAACAATCTTCTCCTACTGCACCATATGCGCCCTCATGCTCACCCTCGAAAAATTTACAGGATAGACACCGCTCACACATCGCTCAAATTCACCTGCGCTTCCTCCGGGGCAGGGGCCTCCTGCGGCTCTGCCGGGGCGGGTGCGGCAGCGGACAGATCAAAGTACTGCTCCACGCTGGCGGTACCGTCCTTCAGCGCCGTATATACGCCCCGCAGACGGTTGACGCTCTGGACGGTGAACGCCTCCGCCTTCCGCCCGATGTACGCCTCCAGCATTTCCTTGGTCACCCCATACTGCTCAGAGAAGCGGCGGATGATATCCCGCACAGCGTCCTCCTTTGTCATTTTCCCGTCTCCCTGGAGCGTAGCATTGCACTGGCCCACGGCGGCGTCAACCACATCCTGGGGAATAACGGACAAAATGCAGGACCGCTCCCGCCGGGCGGACTGGTTTGCAATCAGCTCATAGATGTCGCGGGAATCCGTCAAGGGAAAGGCCCCCTTTTTGGTTTCCCGAACGTGCTTGACGGTGAAAACCTTCGTCTCGCGGTAGTTGGTTTCCAGGTCCCAGCAGTAGGCCATGACCGTGCTCTCTGCGGCATTCTGCTCCAGGACCTTGAACCCGCTGTCCAGGTTTCCCCAGCTGCGGGCAATCGCCCGGGCCAGGTGGATGGACGGCCCGGTGACGGTCTGCCCGCCCCGGGGGTATTCGTACATGGCCTTCTCAGCCAGCGTCTGACGCTTGCAATCCTGGATAATGCGGTTGTACGCATTGTACACGTCCCGGGGGAAGCGCTTGGCGGCGACCATTGCCACCTGAACCTCCTGGGCCTCCCGGCTGGCGATCAGCTCCGCGCCGACGCTCCGGGCGGCGGGGGCCTGCTGCTCAAATTCCGCGATTGCAGCGGTGTTCTGGGTGTTATTCATACTGGATACCCTCCGTATTCAAAAATTCTTTCAGCTTTTTCAGCCTGTCCATCGTCGTGCGGACAGTGAAGGTGCATTTCACGGTTTTGGGCTGTTCCACTTGGACCAGCGGGGCCAGGGCCTCCACCCGGCGGACCATCTCTTCCTCCTGCTCCCGGATAGCGCTCCGGGCCTCCTGAAATTTCTTCTGCTCCTCGATGCGCCGGCGGCGCTCCTTCACGGTGCAAATTGCATCGGCGGCATCCAGAGTGCGCTGGTACTCCACCATGATTTCCCCGGCGTCCTCCAGGGAGTTGATGCGGTCCACGCTCTCTGCCACCCCGGCCACAAACGCGGCCAGCTGCTCCCGCAGCTTCTTGGGTGTCTTAGCCTTTGCCGAAGCCATGTCCACCCGGACCCCGGCCCGCTCATAGCTCAGCCAGTCCAGGTGATGCACCGCGCAAAGCTCGCAGAAATACTCCCGCAGGCTATCTTCACAGCGGCGTTTCATCTCCGTCTCCACGTCATTGATCTTGCCCTTCAGCTCCGCATCCGCCCGCTGGAACGCATCGGAGACACACGCCTTGTAGACGGCTTCAAACCGTTCATATGGCTCCAAAACCGCCTTTTTCGCGGCCTTGCGCTGATCCTCCAGGATGTCAAACTCCTGGCGCAGCTTTGCACGTTCCGCCTTGACAGCCTGAACAGTTTCCTCGGTGCAGACCATTTCCAGCGCACGGGAAACGCGCTCATCCACAGACTCCTTTACGGTCCGCAGCCGCTCCTCAATTTCCGGCGGCTGCCTGACAACAATCAGCCGCCCCTCTACCGATCCCATCGTCATCCTCCTCATATAAGCATTGATCGTGGCACCACTGGCCATCACTGTTCTTATCCATGGGCTCCTCCGGCCAGTCGATGCCCTCCCCGCAGAAGGGGCATCTGTACAGGTACTCCCTTGCCGGCAGGACGCCGAACTGCGGCGCGTACCGGTCCCGGGCCGGGATGCGTCTCATGTCCTTCCCTCCTTCAGATAGCGGGCAAAGCTCCTGCCCGACGCCTTGTAAATAAACTTGTTATTGCACCACCTTTGAAGATCCCGCAGGACCTTCGGCGCCGCCGGCTTGTTGTAGAGCATGACGTAGGGGTCATAGCCCAGCCGGTCCACGGTCTCGATCCTATGCAGATCCTCCTCCAGCGTGCTCCAGAACCCGCAGAGGAGATAGACCATTTTCCCGGATTTCCTTGGATACCACCGGGCGAAGCGCTCCAGACACGGCTCCAGATCCTCCCTTGGATTGTCCCAGGCAAAGTGGAGCTTCAGGCCCTTCATCCGCCCCAGCAGCGCCGCCGTGTCCCGGTCCGTGAGCCGGATGTCCAGGCCCTGGTTAAAGTTGACCCTGGCCCCGCTCTCTGCCAGCTGCGCCAGGAGATCGTCCCGCTCCGGGCAGGCCAGAATGTTGGGATCCATGACCTCGATATGCCGCTGGCCGTTCCAGAACTCGCGGAGATCTGCCGCCTTCCGGCTGGCCCTGCCCTCCTTTGGGGCCACATGGCAGAAGGGGCACCCCCGGGGACAGCCCCGGGTCAGAAAGCCGCAGGCGGTATCCGGAAACGCCGGGTACAGCCCGTAGTCCGGGAAGCAGTGCTCGATCTCCTCCGGCAGAGGCGGGGCCCGCCCCGGGGGAGAGACCTCCCGTCCGGCCCCCCGGTCCAGCTCCGGGTGATAGACCTCCAGTCCGTCCTCCAGGGCGATGGCGTACCCCGTGCCGCCCTTGATTACTTGGCCGGCGTTCAGAGGCTCCGGGTGGTCCGGGGTGTATGTATCGCTGAAGACCTTGGCCATATACACGGCATCAAAATGCTCCAGGTCCGTGGACCACCACTGTACCCTGTCGCCCCGGGCCTTGTGCCAGGCGGATATTTTCATCAGCGCCAGGTTCGGGAATTTCCCCCGGCCGTCTGCGTCAATCAGGCCGATGTTCATAAAGGCTCACCTGCTCCTCAAACTGCCGCCAGGGCTCCCGCCACTCTACGCCGATGTAATCGAGCACATGGCCCCAACCGTACCAGCTCCCATCCGGGAGCCTGTCCACTCGATTCATCCACATCTCCCATTCACCGGGGCTCCGCTCCCAGAGACGGTCAAAGCGGTGGGGCCGTCTCTCCATGTGAATTCCAAACCCACACATGGAGCATCCGGTCCGCTGAGCCCCGGTGGTTCGCAGGGTTCCGTCCGGGTCCTGCACGATCTCGCCGTATATGTCCGGAACCGGCACCTTGAGCTCAAGCGCCAGCCGTAACAGATCCTGCCGGGAGAAGATGGCGAAGGGACAGCTGCGTTTTGTGCCCGGGGATATGTAGTTGCAGCCGTTTATCATCAAAGTCTTTTGCCGCCGTCCGCCCTCGGAGGCCATCAGGCCCATATACGGGAATCTCCCGGACTTTTTCGCGTAATCATTGCAGGGCTTTTCTTTCAGGTAATAGCAGCATTTGTCAGAAACCAGGAAATCCGGCGCCCGGTAGCTCACGTTCTCCGCCTCGTTCTCGTAGCCGCCGAACCTCTCCAGCCATTTTTGAGAGAGCTTCATCCGCGTGCTCTTGCGGAAGCCGCCGTAGGCTCCGGTCTCCCCGGTAATAATGGCATGGCGCACGGTGGCGTTCTTTTCGCTGGGGTGCTGGAGCAGGCTTATCTTTCCGGCGATTTCCTTGCTCAGCACAGGCCAGCCAAACTCCCGGATGACCTCCACCTTGCTTTTCAGCGGCTTGAGGGGCTGCACCCCCAACATCTTATGTACCGTCTGAATGCTCCGATCTTCCAGTACCGAAACCGATACGGCCGGGACGTTGATCCCGATAGCGCGCAGAAACAGCAGCAGGGTGATGCTGTCCAGGCCGCCGACCGCTGCGTAGCAGCTCCCGGCTATCTCGGGATGCTTGTAGAACTCCCAGGCGCGAGTTTCCGCATAGCGGACCTTAAACGCAAAACTTTCTCTTTGTTTTGCCTGGAAATAGCGGATTTTTTCATCTGTTTTATTCTCTGCGGCGCGTTCTATAACATTTTTCATCGGTCGTCCTCCACAGCCTCGTGGCCCTCCTCCGGCCTGGACAGGCCGCTCATGTCCACAAGGGTCTGGCCCCGGATATTCTCTCCCAGGAAAGCCAGCAGAGCGGGCATTTTTTCGGCCAGGTCATATTCGGAAATATCGAAGTTTCTGCAGACAGAGAGCGTCAGCCACGCCCAGGCCGTCAGGACGTCGCTCCTCACCCCGCGGAGCTCGATTTTAGGGCCGTCCGTCTCCAGCACCACCCGGAGCTCCGCCTTGCTTTTGCCGTTCATGGTTTTTCCGCTTTTCTCTTCAGTCATGATGCTCCTCCTTTTCCGCCGGGATGACCCACACCTCCGCCGTCCGGACGCCGAAGGCCTGCGCCGCTTCGTGCTCCTCCATGCACAGATCCACAGCCTGTCCCGTTACGCCGGTGTCCGCCGCCAGGTACTGCTGGCCGTTGATGACGATGGTGGAGCCCAGAGGGATGACCGCCGGATCCACAGCCACAATCCCCGGCCCCGCCGGCAGGCCGGAGGCGGTGACGCCGTCCACCCACCTGCCGCAGCACTCCCCGCAGGGGCAGTAGGCGGTAATCACGCACTCGCCGATGTACTCCCAGGCCCCGACGGCCTCGTAGGCCGCCGCCTGCTCCGCTCTGGCCTGCCGCTCCCGGGCGGAGGCCAGGGACACCGCCCCCAGCTCCCGGACCGCCAGGTCGCGGATATGCTCTGCCTGCCGGACCTGCTCCCGGAGCTCCGCCGCGCCGGCACGCTCCCGGCCCAGCAGGCCGTACAGGCCGGCGTTGGCGGCAATGCTCAGCGCCAGCAGGCCCAGGGCGCCGCGCTGCCAGTCCGCTATCTCCCGCCGGAGCGGCCGGCGGGCCGCCCGGAGGGTGGGCAGTAGGCAGCTCATGACGCCTCCCTTGTCCTCTCCAGGGCGGAGAGGTCTACCGGAGGACGCCTGCCGACCTCCTGGGGAGGCAGGGCCCGGACGGTCCCGCTGACGGCCAGGTTTTCGCTCCTAGCCAGCGTCTCCGTCAGAAAACGGGCCAGCCGCTCCGCCGCGGCCCCGCTGAGGGGCTGCTCAATAATAAAGGTGTACTCGTTCCGTCTTGGCATACCGCACCTCCTACAGGCTCAGAAAATAGTTGTAAGCGTCCCGGACGGCCTTCGCCAGCTCCAGCCGGTCCCGCGCCAGAGCGCCGGCGTCGCGGTAGGGGAGCTGGGAAAAGGCGCTCGCTTCGAGCTCCAGCCGGAGGGCCAGCTCCCTAAGGCTCTCGATGGCGATGGTGAGGTGGCGCTGAGGGATGGGATATTTTACGATTGCCATAGGTTCCTCCTTGATTTCCGCCCCGTTTCCCGTTATAATAGAAGAAAGGAGCTTTTCGTTGTGGTTGAGCTTCTGCCCCCGCAGGTGTTGGTAGCGCTTGCGGGGGCGCTTTCTACTTTACGTCGGCTCAGGGCAGGCTCGGCGAGCCAGCTCACAGACTTCCCGCCAGTTCAGATCCTTGTCTCGGACCGCCTGGGCCAGGATCAGCTCCTTCACGCGGGGGCCAGCGTCCTCCAGCTCCCGGAGGTATTCCTTCATTTTCGCGCGCATGGGTTCCGCCTTTCTGCCGCCGGTGGGCGGCGTTGCGTTCTTTTGGGATTGCCTCACTCTCCGATATGTGGTAGGATTTTGTCGGAGAAAGGGGGTGAATAAAAGATGAAAAATTTTGATTGGCAATCAAATTTCGATTTGGTGTTCGGGAATATGCGCAGTTCAGCATTCGATAGATTCACACAGATGCTGCAATCATCAAATCGAATGGCAGAAATAATGAGTGGATTTGAGCGAGTCAACTATTCTTCGGCTTTTCTGCAAAATGTGGTCTCTATTCAAGAAAGCTTCCAACGAATTGCTGAAATATCAAATGTGTTCGCGAATAGTGTTTCTTCCGCCATGCAGCTCTCATTGGACATTTCAAATATGTCGCAAAGCATGAAAAATGCGTGGATCGAAAGAATATCAGAAATAGCTTCTCTTCAGCCGGCTTATCAGGATCTGTCCGAAATGATCTTGAATGCGGCTTCTGTCATCGAAAGAGCTGCCCAATACATTCCAGAAGCGGACAAGCAAGGATTCGAACCAGTTATGGAGACGATCCCGGAGGGACAAATCTCTTCTGACAAAGAATTTACATTAGACCGAATTTTTACTGTCATTAGCATTCTGATTGCACTATACTCCGCAATAGTGCAGTCGCTGCCAAATGAGCAGCTTGATCGCCTGATTGCTCAAAACGACATCATCATTTCTCAGCAAGCGGAACTGATTGAATTAAACCAGGAAGATCAAGAGCTGCATGAAGTCTTAACCGATTTGAAAGACAGCATCAACTCGTTGACAGACGAAGTCAATGCGCTCCGAGATGAGATCGAGAACCTCAACGATCTTCCAGACAGTTCCGACACTTCGGAGATTGAATATCCCCAGAAGCAGGACGCTGATGCTGAGAAGCAAGATGGTGATCTCTAGTCTCCGTATCCTCTGCTGAATTGCAGGTTCAGTAGAGGATTTTTTGTGGGCCATACTATCCCCCCTTCTATGCGCTGTCCTTGATTTCCTCTGCTGTGGCGAAAAGATCGTCTGGCGCAATATCCGGGAAAAAGCTGTGGCGAATTTTCTTCACCTCTGGCCATGTAAAAGGCGCTTTTCCGTCGAGCTTATTGCGCAAGGCTTTGTCGCACACGCCAATACATTGCGCAAGAGCTTTTTTTTGAATCTCGCGCTTCGCCATCTCCCCTATGAGTATAGGGTAATAAACCATTCGTGCCCCTCCTTTCGTCCCGTTTTCGGGATTTATGGCGTTAGTATAGTCCCTTAAACGGGATTTGTCAATAGTCATTTCAAAAATAAATCCCGGAAACGGAATTATTTTTCTTGACACGCTGGCATTATATGTTACAATGGAAATCAAAGGAGGTGGACCGAGTGGAAGTTGGCGAATTGATTAGCTTTTATAGAAAACAAGCCGGGATGACGATTGACGAACTTGCTGTCAAATCCGGAGTCCCCAAAGGCACATTGAATAAAATAATTGGCGGAGTAACAAAGGCGCCTACACTGGACAATATGAAGTCCATTGCAAAGGCACTGGGCAAAAATTTGGCAGATTTTGATGATGCGCCTAGTGCAGCAAAAAAGTCTTCCAGTGAGGTACCAGCATATAAAGGGAAAACCCCGTCCTTGTCGGACGAGGCGATGAAAGTAGCCAAGCGATATCATGCGCTGGATATCTACGGGAAAGCCGCCGTACAGGCCGTGATGGGGGAAGAGGAAGCCAGGATCAAAGACCAGGCGGAGCTGGATCTCATCATAACCAAGCCGGAGCCCAAAATCATCCCGCTCTATTGGAGCCCTGCCGCCGCCGGCATTGCCGCGCCGATCCTCGGGGATGATTACGATCACTATGAACTCAAGCCGGAGGACCCCCAGGGGGCGGTTTTCGCTATTCGAGTCCAGGGGGACTCCATGGAGCCCCACTTCCCCGACGGATCCATCGCGTTCTGCAATAAGGACCCCCTCCAGGACGGGGACATCGGCGTCTTTTGCCTGGACGGGGACAGCTTTATCAAGCAGTACCACCATGACAAATTTATGGGCATGACCTACCTGTTCAGCCTCAACCGGGACCGGGCCGACGCGGACAAGCTCATCACCCGCACAGGCGGCCAGACGCTTACCTGCTTCGGGCGGGTGATGACCAGGCGGCGGTTCCCGGTGCCGATGTAAGTTTTTCGGGAGAACCATTATGGGATTTTTTGACCTTCTCAAAAAAATAACAGGAAATGATGCGCATAAGTCAACGTTTGAGCCTGAAAAACTGCACCCTATTCCTTCCAGCGGATGTGACCCTCTTTTGAGAAGTGCTGCCGATCTTGTGATGAGCGGCTGTCCCGCAGACCCGCAGACACTCCAGTCAAAGCTGAAAATCGGCTATTCTCACGCTTGCAGGCTTCTCTCTCAGTTAGAAGAAATAGGACTCATTGAACATTTTACAGGAATTGGAGAAGTCCAGGTATTGGGAGATCCCTCTATCGGATACCCCTCTCTTGAATCAGACAGCTATGAGCTGCTTGTATCTAAAATGGAAGAGTGGAAGCGGTTGTATCTGATAGACAACAGCTCCAGGACATCCGAACGGCAAAAGGCTACGCTTCAGATTCTTTTGCAGGACCCGAGCCACGATCTATATATGTTAAGCGTACACGGGAGCGCCTGTCCTGTCTGCGCTCCCCTGGAGGGCCGGGTCTACTCCAGGAGCGGCACGGACCCGGACTTTCCGCCCCTGGCCATGGCCTTTCAGAAAATCGACCCGGAAGGACCGGACGTACTGTGGAATACCTATTTGATTCCCCATCAAGACTGCCGGCATTGCCTTATCATATGGACACCAGCCGGCAGGACCGCCGAGGAAATCAACGAAATCAAAAGGTTTTCAAGCCCTATAACCAATCCGTTTTCAAGGGATCCAAGGACTCTGAAACAGATCGAATTCTTCAACAGGGCCGTGGAAGGCCGCAGGAGATGGAAAGAGAGCTTTGATTTGTTCCAGGAGTGTCAATCCCTTGGTATTGAAAATTTCCCAAAAACATTTCAGACGTTTCAAAAGCACCAATCGGAAAACTCCGCAAAATATCAGGATTGGATGAATCAACGCGAGCATAGAAAAGGTCTGGTCATGCCAAGGGCTTCGACTCTTATCACTGTCCGCACGGAGCGCGTTGACCCGGACGAAGACCTAAAGACACCGGCCTGGGCAGAGCTCTCATATTTGGATGCCCAGGCCCTGGAGTTCTGGAACGGAAAACCGACAGACTTCCAGATCCCGTCGTATTATGCCGATACCGCTTTTGGCCGGAATGTGGGACCGGCGCTCTCCCGCCTGCTGAAGGGCGGCTATCTCCAGCGCGGCAGCGTCCAGAAAAGCATTGAGCGGAAGACGATCCCGGAGCTCAAAGCGATTCTGGCCGAAAAGGAACTGAAGCTCTCCGGGAAAAAAGGAGAACTGGTCCAGCGGCTGCTGAACAATGTGCCGCCGGACGAGCTGGAAGAGCTGTTCCCGGTTGGTGTCTATGAGGCAACGGAGAAGGGCTGGCGCGCAAGGGATCAGTATGAGATCGTCTTTGAGAATCAGGCGTACGGGCTTGGTTTTTCTTACTACCGGCTTTTGGAGGAGAGGGAACGCCGTCCAAGGGACGGAGCCGCTGATATTTTGACCTCGCTCTTATCAAAAGAGATTGCAGAGTGCTATCGGACTGGAGACAGGAGCCGCTATCAGGAGCTGCTCCCGAAGGCCGCCCGCTTTATGGACGGGAATGGGGAGCCTCTGAAAGCGCTGGAGGTCTCTGTCCTCTCCTATTTTGTCTGGACCATGGAGGTCAAAACACTTTCCGCTCAAGGGCTTGCTCATGGGGCAGATATGCAAAATCCTTACCTGTCCCGCAATGTGGAGGAATATGCCCGGAAGTGCGGCTTAACCTTTGACCAGCTGCTGGAGCACTTTGCCGTGACAGTCCGGGAAAACAAGCCCTTTGCCCTGAGCTCAGAGGCGAATATCCGCTATGCCCAGGATATGCTCAAACGCGGGCTGTCCATCAGCCAATAGCCCCCAAGCCCCCACCGTTTGGAATTCTGCATAAAGTAAAAACCCGCCCCCGGCATCAACCGGGGGCGGGCAGGGGCAAATATCCAGTAAAATACGCGGACAAATAAAAAGGCAGCCGCGAACGGCTGCCCCATCTGAACTGGCGTACTTCCAAGTACGCTTAATACACAAGTATCAGCCATCAGACGTATACAGTGCATTTCTGCCTGTACTTATAGTATATGCGTATTTTAGGGAAATGTCAAGTCCGTATGATTAGAAATTTCTCTCAGCTCTGGCCGGTCAATGCGGTATGAGGTCCATATCCGATTTGCAAGGATGTCGCTTGCCTGAATCAAATAGTTATGCTTTGATTCGCAGTACTCAATAAAGACCCGCACAGTCCCATGGAAAACTTTAGGATGGACAATGCCGTAATTCCAGTTTACGATCCCATACTGCAGCTCTTCCCTGATTGAATCGCGCAGATCGTAGTAGCCATTCGTAGCCGTCAGCTGCTCATCAATGTAAATGCGGATATCCACATCGTCTGATTTATCCAAAACGCCGTTTTGGATAAATTCAACCAGCTTGGTTTTGATACAGAGCTTGAGAATATAGTCCTTGTACCGGCAAATAGACTTCTTTTCCGCAAGGATATGATCGTATACTCTGCTGATATTGACAGCTGCCGATAAGCTTTCATATCCTCTTACAGAATGGAAGAGCGAGCGTTTATGCTTTGCTTCTAATCCCGCCGCCTTTAGCTCTCCCGACATCCCGGTTGCCCGTTTGATCGCCTTATTTGCGTGGATATATTTCCGCTTAGCGGAATCCAAGTCATTTCTGCTCAAAAAAACGTATCCAGCATAGACGAAATATCCGCTTTTTTCGTTTTTATGCAGTACGCCGGAATCATCAAAGAAAAAGAAGATCTGCTTTTCCATTTTATCCGCCCGCCCAGAAAATTTATCTTTACCACAGCATTATAACACGCACATCAGCAGATTTCAACAAAAACCCGCCCCCGGTGTGCCAACACCGGGAGCGCCGCTTTTAGAGAAAGGAGTTTGCCATGGAAAACCAATTTCCACCCGCCACCCGGCTGGCGTGCTATCCCCGGGTGAGCACAGAGGAGCAGAAGCAGCGGGGCCTCTCCATCGAGGACCAGGCGGCGGCGCTGCAGGCCTGGGCGGACCGGAACGGGATCAAGCAGGCGGTCTTCTACAACGACGCCGGCAACTCCGCCCGGAAGCCCTACCACAAGCGCCCCGCTATGGTCCGGCTGCTGGAGGACGTGCGGGCCGGGAAAATCGACCTCATTATCTTCACCCGGCTGGACCGCTGGTTCCGGAATATCGCCGAATATTACAAGGTCCAGGAGATTCTCGACGAGCACGGGGTGAGCTGGAAGGCCATCGAGGAGGACTACGACACGTCCACCGCCTCCGGGCGGCTGAAAATCAACATCATGCTCTCCGTGGCCCAGGACGAGGCCGACCGGGACAGCGAGCGCATCCGCACCGTGCTGGCGGCCAAGCGGGAGCGCCGGGAGCCGGTGAGCGGCCACGTGCCCACCGGGTACCGCATTGAGGGGAAGAAGATCGTTAAGGACCCGGAGACGGAGCGTGGCGTGGCGGCCTTTTTTGAGAGCTTCCTGGCCAGCTTCTCCGTGGAGCGGGCCCGGGCCGCCGCCGGGGAGCAGGGGCTGGCCATCTCCTATCAGCTGGCCAGCGCCATGCTGGCCAAGACGGCCTATTTCGGGCTCTACAGCGGCGTGGAGGGGATGTGCCCGGCGTATATCACCCGGGAGCAGTACGAGGAGATCCAGGCCGGCCGGCGGCGGGTGGAGCGGCGCACCAGCGGAGACCGGGTGTATCTCTTTACAGGGCTGGTGTTCTGCGCGGAGTGCGGGCGGCGTTTCGGCTCCCGGGCCCATATGTACGCGGTGAAACAGGGGGGCCGGCATGAGTGCATCTCCTACAACTGCCCGGGGCGGTACCACCACAACGACTGTGAGAACCGGGTCAACATCCGGGAGGCGGCCATTGAGGAGTATCTTCTGCACCATGTGGAGGGGGAGCTGGAGCGGTACAGCTACGAGCTGGAGCGTCTGGCCGCCGCCGGTCCGCCGCCCAGGGACTTCGAGGGAGAGCGAAAAAAAATCAAAAAGAAGCTTTTGCGCTTGAAAGATCTGTATGTAGATGATATAATTGACCTGGAGCTGTACCGGAAGGATTACGAGGCGCTGCACGCGCAGCTTGACGAGCTGGTCGCCGAGGAGGGCAGGAGACCTGCCCGGACGGTGGATATGGGCAGGCTGCGGGGGATCTTCTGCGAGGGCTGGCAGGAAATGTACGTCCAGCTGGACCGGAAGAGCAAGCAGGCGTTCTGGCGTCTGGCGCTCAGCCGGATCACGATTCGCCCGGACCGAAAAATCGCAGTCGCTTTCCGGACTTAATTTTTTTCGGGTTTTTGTTACATAGGAGCGGTAGTCCTTCAGGACTACTTAAAAAATGTAAAAACAAAAGCGCAGCTCCAATCATAATGAAAGGAGCTGCGCCTATGCTTTTGTGGAAGCGGGGACCTCCGCAAGGAGCTCGCGGGCCTCCTAGCTTGTTCCTGACGGTTCAACAATCACGGAACAGAGAGGAGAATACATCATGTCAATCAAGCAAAACGTCGCCCGAACGATACGGCGGGTCAAGGAGGAGCGGCACATCTCCATAGAGATCCTGGCCAAGGAGCTGGATATCACCAAGTCCGCCGTCCAGGCCTATCTCAAGGGGGACAGCAACCCCAGGGCCGACACCCTGGAGCTCCTGGCGGAGAAGTGCGGGGTCTCCATGATAGAATTAGTCTCCGACCCGCTCCCGGGCTGGGAGCAGGCGGAGACGATGGTGGGTGCCGCTCAGATGCTCAGCGGCCTGCCGCCGGAGAAGCGGGAAGCGTGTGTCCAGCACCTTCTCGCCATAGCGGCCCTGTTCGCAGAAACCGAGTGATCCCCCCGCCGGGCAGAGGCTTCCCCCTCTGTCCGGCGTCTCTTTGCGGAAATAAAGTGGTTATATTTTGGTACCACTCTGGTTTTCATTACAATACCATATCTGCTATTACTATGTCAAGAGGCAGGAGGGATTGTGATGAAAAAACGGAAAACAGATGAGCTGGCCTTCACCCTGCGGATCTACCGGGAGGGCGTGGCGAAGCTGGACTACATCGCCGGTGCCCACGACCGGAGCCGCAACAGCGAGATCAATCAGGCTATCCGGCAGTATATCGCCGCCTACGAAAAGGAAAACGGCAAAATCACCAAGGAGGACCTGGAGGAAGCGGCCGGGGCCGGGGAATGATCCCCGGCCCCTTCGCTTATATGCTGGCGTCTCCCTTGCTCTCCATCTGCCCCCTGGCGGCCTCATAGGTAATCCCGCCCTCCCTATGGTCGCTCTTCGCCATATTGAGGTAGAACGCGCACACGGCCCCATGTGCGGTCCACGGCAGCCCCACCATAGCGCTCAGCCACGGCAAAGACCCCGCATACCCCGCCCGGATGCAGTACGCCGCCAGCCCCAGGCCTCCCAGCGTCACCACCCACAGCAGCCCCCGGATATCCCGGATGAGCTGCTTGGAGAAATCCAGCCGGACGCAGCGCTTGCCGCTCACCGCTGAGCCGCCCGTTTAGCCATAATGGCTGCCTGGTACCTGGGGATCAGCTGCATGGGGTTCTTCCCGTCGGTGATGCCCAGGGCCACCGCCTCCGCCAGCTCCGCCTGGGCCCAGGCCGGGGCCGGCTTGTCCCGCAGGTAGTCGTTGAGCTTGTTGTAGATCTCCTCGCCTGTCATGTCGTCCTCCTCCGTAAAATCGGGCCTTACGGCCCCCACGATGTACTTCCAGGGCCGCTCCTTCCGGCAGACCATCCCGCCGTTGGACTGGCTCCCGGCCTCGCTGGTGTTGCCCTCAATGGCCACCACGCCGGCGGCAGTAACCTTCTCCACAATGCCGCAGTGGTCCGTATCGGCCCCGCCGGGGAAATCGTAGATCACCACGTCTCCGGGCCTCAGCTCCCGGGTCACCCAGCCCCCGAACTGCTTCGCCGCCCGCATCAATCCTCCGCAGGAGGCCGTCCTGGCCGGGAGCTTCACCCCCGCCCGGTCGAAGCACCACTGCACGAACATCATGCACCACGGCTGACCGTCCAGACCGTACCAGGCCCCGTACTTGGTCCTGTTGCTGCCGGCAGGGCTCTCGCAGACCCCCAGCTCGCCGGCGGCGATGTCCAGCAGCTCCCGGGTGTTCAGCGCGCCGCCGTGGTCCGCCCGGTAGAGGCTCTCCGCCACGGGCTTGATGCCCGAGAAGGGCGGGGAGCCCTTCAGCCCGATCATGTCCCGGGCCGCGTCCGTCTCGTCCTGGAGACGCTTTACGTCGTCCACGTCCGTCTGGGGGACCAGGGCCAGGGCCTTCTCCCGGGCCGCGGCGCAGTTGGTCTGGTCCGCCAGCATCCGCAGGACCGCTGGCAGCTCCAGGGTGCGGATGGATTTATCAAATAGTTCGCTCATAAATCAATACTCCAGATGTACTATTTCAGTATCCATTCTTTTTCTTGAAAGAAAAAGAATCAAAAAGAACTTTTAGAGGCTGTATGCCGCAGCTGCCGGCAGTCGTATGATGCCGCCTCCAGGGCTTTTTCGTTGTTCATAAAGGTGTTTTAGGCAAAAGCGATCAGCATGGATGCGAGAAAATTTCCGCCGCCATGCAGCAGGATACTGGGGATTATGGAGCCATTGAAGATTTTTTCGTTCAGCCACCCCAATAAAAACGCGCCTGTTCCCGTGAAGAGAAAGGTTAAGGTGTGATACCACAGCCCCACATCCAGTCCTGCCGCCATATACAGTATGTTGTGCATCAGGCCAAACAAAACAGCCTGTAAAATAATTCCTCCCACAATGCCGGTTTTTCCGCACAGTCTCTTGCACAGAAACCCTCTGTATAGAATTTCCTCCGCCATGCCGTTGGCGATAAAATTTTCAATGAGGGCCGGCAAAACAGCCGCCGCGCCCAGCCCCGCAAAGGCGTTGGCGGATACGGAGGCGCTGCTTTCTATGTATGCCAGAGTCTGGGGATCCACAAGCTGTGTGAAATCAAAATTGTAAAAGAAGGCATATAAAACAGCAAACAACAGCAGTATCCGCCAGCTGCTTTTTAATTGCGGCCGAAAGAAGCCGATCCATTTCAAAAATCCGCCCGCTTGTCTGTGCCTGAAAAACCACCAGAGAACCGGCAGAAATGAAAATACGATCAGATTGACCGCCGCTGTTGTTACGCTGGAAAGGACAAGCTCCAAGAATACCACCTCTAAAGTTTTTCTTTTTGATACTTTTTCTTTGTACACAAAGAAAAAGTATGA